CCGGGGTAAGGTGTCCCCCAAAGGTCTTGTTAGACCAACCGGCTACGTGCAAAGCGTTTCCGCCGTAAGCCTTTTCCACTGCGCTCTATCGACGCGTAATTCAACCGTATGCTCAAGATCACCTACCTTGCGGTAGGTTGAGTGTTCGATTGAATCAATGTCGTCGCTCTTTTCCCACAAGTTCTGGAGATAACGCCCATAGTGTGATTCGTCGAGGTCGGCCGAGGCCTCCCAAGAAAAACCGGTAACTACAAACGCCTGCTCATCCGGTTTGTAAACCGGGCGGCAGTCATCCCACTCTGCCCATAGGACACCAGGTTTCCCAGGTGGACCCCATGCATCACGTGGAACGATGTCTCTGCATATACGCCATAATCCGTGGAAACGGTGCGAGGGGGTTGGATACCCCAGGCACCACCGGACAATATCGTTATGCAGTACTACGACATCGCTATAACACGTGGGCAGTTCCTTAATGTAAAAAGGTTTAACATCAACACCATTGAAGTAGTGCCCACCGCAGGATTCTCGAAAGGATCCCGAGGTGAACGTCTTCTCTCGATTGAACTCGAACCCGCAAAGGGCGAAAGTCTCAATGAGGGTGTCGACGCCTTTCGCAGGGACAATAATGTCGTCCCCGTATAGCGAGACCAAAGCACCTTCTCCATAGCAAGCACAAGCTATCGCGTAGAACAGCAACGTTTCAAGTTCAAACGTGAAGCCATTCCCCATGGTTGAAACCTTCTCCCAAAGGATAAGGTCTCCGGACGGTAATCGCCCGTATTCCTCGCGTAACGCGAGAATATGTTTTAACCATGAAGCAGGTAGCAATGCCTGAACCAGTCCCAGCGAAATGCCGTCACTAGCCCCGGATAAGTCCAGAGTAGCTAGGGCACCGAGCTGGCTACCGATTCGCGCGAGCACACGATGTTGCTCTTGTGCCTCACGCGTTAGGAGTCCAAACCGTTGTAGTCGTCTGCGAATCAATTTTCCGATTCCTTTTTGAAAGAAGCCATTCCAAGTAACTGGCTTGCAGGCAGATCTATCACGGTCGAAGTTCTTTGGAACAGTGAACACCTCGTTGTAATTCCGGATCTCCACGTTGTTCGTGTAGCTCGGAACGAGGTCGAGCCCGCCCCACGCCTCAAAGGCATGAAGGTAAGGCAACGCCGCGGTTGTAATCTGGGCTGATGAGGCCCATTTATTATGTAGGTGCGCAACCTTACGGTTGAACTCCGTTGTTGCCCCTGGGCCGAAATTACAGGCTGCAGGGAACCCCTCCCATGGGAACTCAGTTCCCAGGATCTGGCAGACAAAATAACGGGCCTTCCGCATGATCCTATAAAACCCTTCATGGCTGTGAGGCCACGAACGATTCCAGAAATCACACAGGAGGTCATTACTCTGCTTGCATCTAACCTCACTATCCAGAAGTTTTTGGATAGCGGCGTCACGTCGATCTAGTTTCTCCGCGGGATCACTCCCTTGGAAGCGCTTAAGGACGTTAGCCTCGAGGTAGAAATCCTTGAACGACGCAGCAGTTTCCTGCTTCAACGCTTCGGCCAAGGTAGACTCCATAGTACTACTGGAGAGAAGTTTGCGATCGCTTAAGGGTGGAAACACTACCCCAAGCTCACGCACCAATCGGGCAAGCTTTGTCCGCGGTACAGGCGCGAATTTCACACGACGTGCGGGGCGGGATGCCCCTGTGGTTAACGTCGCTTGCTTCAGTATAGAACGTCTGCTGTTACTTTTCATTTTCATCAATCCAACTTAAAAAGGAGGAGTACTAACGGCGATTACGGAGTGAAGTTGGTCAGGAACCCAGCGAACTGGGGCGTGGCCACGTAGTCCTTAACAGCAGCTAGGATGAATGCGCGAGACACCGCGTCGGTCTTCTTGCTCGTACGAACAACTACATCTAAGTAGACGTCGTCAAGGAGGTCGCCCGGGCACGCACACGCCGTTGCCGTATCATTAATGACCGGTACATACAACTTCGACAGGAAGTTAACACGTTCCTTGGTAAAGTTGATCCGTTGGGTTAGAGTACTGAAGCCCGAAGGAATACCGGCACTACGATCGGCCCAGAGGTGGACACCATTGGTCACCCCTGAATCAGCGTAGTTAACACCATCAAGTGTAATATCAGACATAAATTTGTCCTGGTTAGTTCCCTTCATGCGGATGCATGAGGGGTGTAGCACTTTTCAACGTACGAAGTTCTTAAGTACGCTGAGGGCGTTAGCAAGTTGGTCAAGACCGATAGCTTGCTTTAACCCAGGCATCGCGGCTGGCATTGCACCGTGATGGAGAACCTCTCTTTCGAATAGCTGAATATCAAGGAGCATCCGCTTAGATGCGGGATCCTTGATGATCACAGCACCGGGAGGTGGTTCCG